TTTAGTCTCTGGTGCCTTCGCAGGCGTTGAGTGGACTGACACGACTGGTCGTCGTCGCGTGTCAAATTACTGGCCTGCGTCAACCTCTGGCACAGCCATCATTGCTTATTTCTACAACGATCAACAAATCGTTTACGAAATTCAGACTGACGGCACAATGGCTCAAACAGCTATCGGCAACGAAGCAAACTTGAGCAACTTTACTGCAGGCTCTACCACCACTGGTTTGTCGCAGATGACTCTGTCGGCATCGCTCGTTGGCTCAGGCAGCGCTGGTCAGTTCCGTGTTGTTGACATTGCACCTTACCCAGATAACAACTGGGGCGACGCTTATGTGATCGTTCGTGTACAGGTCAGCAAGCCTCAGTTCCTTTCAACTGCTAACGCTATTTAAGGGGGACTAGAAAATGGCCGCTCCAATGCGCAGTACCGACTTTAGAAGTATCGTTGAGCCGATTCTCAATGAATGCTTCGACGGAGTCTATGACCAACGCTCTGATGAGTGGAGCCATGTGTTCCGCGAACAGATGGGCATCCCACGCAACTACCACGAAGAACCCGTCCTGTACGGCTTCGGCGCGGCTCCTCAGTTACCTGACGGCACACCCGTCTCGTACCAGCAGGGCGGCGTGCTGTTCCTCCAGCGCTATGTGTACAACGTCTACGGCCTAGCCTTTGCGTTGACCAAGGTGTTGGTTGAGGACGGCGACCACATCCGTATCGGTCAGGTCTACGCCAAGCACTTGGCGCAGTCACTGGTTGAGACAAAAGAACTGCTCGCAGCTAACGTATTGAACCGTGCGTTCAATAGCAGCTACGTCGGTGGCGATGGCGTCTCACTCACCAATACTGCACACCCGATCGTTAACGGCACATTCAGCAACCAGTTGTCGACCGCAGCTAACTTGTCGCAGACCTCGCTTGAGCAGATGCTTATCCAAGTGCGCCAAGCTGTGGGCAACAACGGCAAGAAGATTCGTCTTCAGCCGCTGAAGTTGATTGTCGCCCCCGGCAACGTGTTCCAAGCAGAAGTTCTGTTGAAGTCAGTGCTCCGTACTGGCACCGCTAACAACGACATCAACCCAGTCAAGTCGATTGGTCTGATGCCCGAGGGCGCTGCTGTGTTGAGTCGTTTGACTTCGGCCACCAACTGGTGGGTACAGACTGACGCACCTGAGGGTCTGAAGTTAATGATGCGCCGTGGTCTTGAAAAGACTATGGAAGGCGACTTTGAGACTGACTCAATGCGTTACAAGGCAACAGAGCGTTACACGATTTCGTGGACCGACCCTCGCGCTGTGTACGGCACGCCTGGCGTGTAAAGTAAAGGGCGGTGAAATACCCGCCCTTTTTTTAATTCAATTCTGAGTGGTTCAAGCCACAGGAGTTTTAAAATGGCACAATTTTCAGACGACCTATTCTTAGGTCCTGCACAAACATTCATGGGTACTGGCATTCGCCCGTACACAACTACCGTTACCGGCGGTACAGGTGGTTCATCATCCAGCACCCTGACAGTCACCGCAGTGGGCTTTGGTGCCCCGATCGTGATTGGCATGTATGTTGATGGTACTAGCGTTACTGATGGTACCTATATTACGGCATTCGGCACAGGTGCTGGCGGCGTTGGCACTTACACGCTGAACCAAGCAATTAACATTGCGAACACTACCGCGCTGACTTTGCACGGCAACATCCCCTTTGACAATCCTTCGCCGATGAGCTTAGGTGTTGGACCCTTGGGTCGCATCTACGTCTGGGATGTCATCCCTCAAGCGGCTGTGACCAACAACATTGCGCTGTCGCAAACTGCTGCGGGCGCTGGCGCTGTGACATTGACCGCAGGCACTTCGGCCAAGTCTGTCGTGCGCACCGATGGCACGACCGTGGTTCAGCTAGACCTGCCACGCGCTATCAAGGTCAACTGCTCAACGACCGCTCGTGCGTTCACCGTCAGCGGCTACGACTACTACGGTCAGGCAATGAGTGAAGTGATCACGGTGTCTGTTGCAGGCACCGCAGTGACCGGCAAGAAAGCATTCTTCCAAGTATCAGGCGCAACGATCGCAGGTTCGGCTACCGCCGTCTTGATCGGCACAAGCGATGTCTTGGGCTTACCAGTTCGCGTGGCCAACGTGGCATACATTGCAAGCGTCAAGAGTAATAACACGCTTGCGCAAGACGCCGGTACGTTTGTCGCCGCGGATACTGCTACAGCTACAACCAGCACTGGTGACGTGCGTGGGACTTACACGCCTGCTACTGCATCAGATGGTATTGTTCGCACGGTGATGGGGATTTTGTTACCCGCCATCGCTGTTGGTCCAAACTCAACCCGTACTGGCGCACTTGGCGTCACACAAGCATAAGGGGCACATCATGGCTTTTAAAAGTATGTCAAAGATGAAAACCACCGAGCCCTCGGTTGACGAGGTTGGTAAGGAGATGAAGTCTGGCGGCAAGACAAAGAAAATGGCAATGGGTGGCGGTATGCCCATGGGCGCAATGCCTGCTGCTGCTGCTGCAGCCCCAATGCCAATGGGTCGTCGCCCAATGCCTTCTCGCAAGCCTGACCCTCGCGCAGCAATGCTTGAGGCCGCAATGGCTCAACGCGCTGCTAGTGCAGCACCGATGATGCGCAAGAAAGGCGGCAAAGCCGAGGGCGATGCTGAAACCAAGTCTGAAATGAAAAAAGACAAAGCTCAGGACAAGGCAATGATTACCAAGGCCTTCAAAGAGCATGATATGCAGGAGCACAAGGGCGGCAAAGGCACGAAGTTAAAACTTCAAGCTGGCGGCGTTCCTAAGTACGCAACTGGTAGCGTCGTGCAAAAGTTTGCAACTGGTGGCGTCATTCAAAAGTATGCGGATGGTGGTCACGTTGCAATGGCATGCAAGGGTGGCGACGGCTTCAAAGCCGGGAAAAAAGGCGGTTCCTTTTAGATAAGCATGGGGGTTCGCCCCCTGCTTTTGGAGATATCTATGAGCAATAACATTGTTGCGTCAGTCACCCGTAATGGCGCATACGAGCCGTTTGACTTGCAGGTTGCCCGCAATCAGATTATGGGGCACAGCATCCTAAGCCTGTTTGGATATCAAGCCTCTGTCACCACGACCCCTATCCCAGTTTGGGAAAATGCGTCAACCTACACTTACATTACCGCTGCTTCTACGCTATCGTTAGTGAGCACATCAGCGTCTGATGACACAAGCGCAAAGATTTTAATTAGCGGATTGGATTCAAACTTTAATCCGATTTCTGAAACTTTGGCAATGAACGGTACTGGAGCTGTTACCACAGTAAACAGTTATTTCAGGGTCAATAACTTAGTGATGGTGTCGCCGGGTACTAGCCAAAACACTAACATCGGTACGATTACTCTAAAACAATCATCCAACGTCATTGCTCAGATCAATGCTGGTGTTGGTAAGTCGCAGAGCACGATCTACACCGTGCCTGCTGGTTACAGCTTTTACCTTGATCTAGCTGAAGTTAACACTTCAAACAGCTACACAGGAAGCACCATCATCACCTATAAGGTTCAAGCAATTAACAACGTGACGGGTGTAAAGTTAAACGTTTTGCAACAACCTTTTGTTTCAATTTATACAGCATCGCGCTCATCTGATCCGTTTATTTATACTGAGAAAACTGACATTCAATGGCAATTGTCCACTAGCACAGGAACAATTGCTGCGGGCATCATCCTTACAGGTAAGTTGATACAAAACAATAACAATGTTACCGGCAGCGGCACTTAATCATGCCTAGCAAATCACCCGCTCAGCACCGTCTGATGGAGGCGGTTGCACATAGCCCTAAGTTTGCTAAGAAAGTCGGCATACCGACGAGCGTGGGCAAGGAGTTCGCGGCGGCGGATAAGATGAAAGAAGGCGGTCTTTACGCTAACATTCATGCCAAGCAAGAGCGCATTGCAGCAGGATCGGGCGAGCGTATGCGTAAGCCCGGCAGCAAAGGCGCACCTACTGCGGCTGCTTTTAAAGAATCTGCAAAGACTGTAAAGAAAGCCAAGGGTGGCGGCGTATCGCTCGCTGTAGGGCGCGGTGAGAAGTTGCCGACTAAGCAAGGCGCAGGTTTAACTGCAAAAGGTAGAGCCAAATACAATCGTGAAACGGGTAGCCACTTGAAAGCACCACAGCCCGAGGGCGGTAGTCGCAAAGATTCATTTTGTGCCCGCATGAACGGCGTAGTTAAGCACGCAAGCGGCGATGCGCCACGCGCAAAAGCCTCGTTAAAACGCTGGAAATGTCCGGGGTGGTAGATGTCAACTAGCGGCACAGTCTCTCAGACTACGATCTCTGTACAAAAACTCATCGACCACGGTGCTCGCCGTGCGGGTAAGCTCGCCGAAGAGTTGACGGTTGAGCAGGTGCAGACCGCTAAGGAAAGCCTGTACTACCTGCTTTCAAGCCTGAGCAACTACGGCGTCAACTACTGGGCGATCAACAAAGTCATTGTCGGTTTGCAGCCTGATAAATATCAGTATTTTTTGCCCGTTGGCACAGTTGATGTGCTCAACGCTAATTACCGCACACTGACTAATGTCACGACCAACTATTACAGCACCTCGGGCGATGCAGAGAATGCGTTCGATGGTACTGGTCAAAACATCTGCCAACTCAGTACAAATACTGGCGCAATTGGCATCATGGGCAGCCCAAACAGCCCAACATTCATCACCACGATTGGCATTTTGCCTGCCGTAACGGGTTCTGTGACCGTTGAGCTGCAGTACTCAATGGATGGTTATGCTTGGGTCAACGTAGAGTCGCCCGGAGCCGTAAATTGGGTCTCTGGCACATGGATTTATTACGACTTGGATCCCTCTGCAACCGCCCCTTATTGGCGCATTCAGCAGGTTTCAGGCATTAACATGGGTTTTTATCAGGTTGTCTTTGGCACAATGCCAATGTCAATCAACATGGCTCGCATGAACCGTGATGATTACTCAAGTCTGCCGAACCGTTCATTTACCGCGTACCGACCGCTGCAGTATTGGTTGAATCGCACAATTCCACAGCCCAACATGGAGCTCTGGCCAGTTCCGAGCAGCATTCAACCGCAGCTCGAGCTTTGGCTCAGCCGCTACATTCAGGACGTGGGCGACCTGAGCGGTGAGATTGAGATACCGCAGTACTTTTACTTGGCAATCCAGTGGGGCTTGGCGCACCAGATGGCGTGCGAGTTGCCGCAGGTTGAGGCCGCACGGATTCAGTATTGCGAGCAGCAGTACGAGAAGCACTTTATGTTGGCGCAGAATGAAAACCGTGACAAATCGCCTATCATGATCACGCCAAACATCAGCATGTACACTAGGTAGGGGCATTAAATGCCTAGATTCCTTGATACGCTTGGAAATAACTCATTAAGCATTTTCGTCTGTGACAGATGCAAGATGAAGAGAGCTTACAGCGATCAAAGACCTGACGGCAATATACCGGGGATCAAGGTCTGTTCTGACTCTTGTTCTGATCAGTTTGATCCTTACAGGCTCGCGCCTAGACCGACCGAACGAATTAGCTTACGCTTTCCGCGCCCAGACGTTGATATCTCAGTCATACCCAATGCAATTGTGACCGAGACGCTGGGTAACTCGCTTATTTCGCCCGAGTCGGCTGTTCCACCAGACGAAGACAACGGCAACTTGGATAACTTGAGCCCATAATGGATATTAGAATTTCTGGGCTACCGCCAACTTTACAGCCAATTACTGGCGTAGAGCTTGTGCCTATTGTTCAAAATGGCATTACGAGCCAAACAACTGTCTCAGCAATCACGCAAAGCCCGTCACTTACGCAGACGTTTTTGACTGTTGGCTTGCAAAGTGGCCTGCCCAATAGCCGATACTTTTCAACCGGCATTGGGCTAGGCATCACCGACGGTGGCGCTCAGAGCCCGTACACTGTCAGCCTGAATGGCACTAGCGGCTCATTAGAGAGCGTAGGCACAGGGATCGTCGTTAAGACTGCTGCAAATACGATCACAGCACGATCGTTCGCTGTGAGCGGTTCTGGGCTGTCCTTGAGCAATGGCGACGGCATCTCAGGCAACCCCACGCTGTCTTTGAGTGGCCTGCCGCTTGCCTTAGCGAACGCATCAGGTTCAGGGCTACTTGCATTAAATGGATCATCGCTTAGCCCTGTCACGTTGACGGGCACGCCGAATCAGATTTCTGTCATCAACGGCACAGGCAGCGGCAATCCTACAATCGGATTGGTCAACAACCCCGTGATACCGGGCACTGCCTCGCTCACGATACCCGTGGGCACGACCGCGCAGCGCGACGCAGGTGCAAACGGCGAGGTTCGTTTCAATAGCGATCTTGTGGCGTATGAGGGCTTCGCAGGGGGCGCTTGGCGTCAGTTCTCACTCAGTAGTGGCGTAACCACGTTTAGTGCGGGCTCAACGGGCTTCGCACCAAGCTCGCCCACGACGGGCGCAGTTACTCTCAGCGGCATATTAAATAGCACAAGCGGCGGCACTGGCGCCTCGGCGCTGACAGGTTATTTGTACGGCAACGGTGCATCGCCTGCGACTGCGTCAACCACAATCCCGACAACAAACCTGTCAGGCACGATTAGCAACGCGCAATTAGTAAATAGTGCAATCACTGTTAATGGTACCTCTATCTCGCTTGGCGGCTCGGGCACAATTACTGCTTACAGCCCCTACGCACTGACTATTGGCACAGGTCTAAGCGGCACGAGCTACAACGGCTCTGCAGCAGTTACGATCGCAATTGATAGCACAGTAGCAACATTAACGGGCGCTCAGACGCTGACAAATAAGTCAATCTCAGGCTCGGCCAATACGCTCACCAACATACCGAACGCGGCGTTATCAAATAGCGCAATCACGATTAACGGCTCAGCAGTTAGCCTTGGCGGTTCAACCTCGGTCGGAACAGTCACGGCAGTCACGGGTACGGCGCCAGTTGTTTCAAGCGGCGGCACAACGCCTGCGATTTCAATGGCGGCAGCTAATACCACAACCAATGGATATTTAACATCTACTGATTGGAACACTTTTAACGGTAAACAACCTGCTGGAACTTATGTCACATCAGTAACAGGAACGACTGGGCGTATAACAAGCAGCGGTGGCACAACACCTACAATTGATCTTGCAAGCGGTATTGCTACTGCGGGAACAACAGGTTCAAGTACATTAGTTCCTGTTATTACAATTGATACTTATGGCAGAGTTACAAGCATTACAACGGCTGCAAATCCACAGGGAACAGTTACATCAGTAACAGGTACAGCTCCGGTTGTATCGTCAGGCGGCGCAACACCTGCTATTTCTATGCCTGCTGCAACTGCATCGGTAAATGGTTATTTGACCTCAACCGATTGGAACACTTTTAACGGTAAAGGTTCAGGCTCGGTTACTTCT